TATTCATGCGTGTAGTACAATAGTAATGCCACGCTATTTCGGCACATTTTTACACAGCGTATACTGTACATGCATACAGTACTCATTGTCCTATTGTCCGACAATCCGACAATCCGACAGTTGGACAGTTATACATACTGTATATTTGAACAGTGCTTGCAATCAGCGTAGACTTGTGGGCCTAGGTAGGGACAGACATGGCACGCACATCACGCAAAGCAAAGACCGTTCGCGCATACAAGCCTCTGGCTCTGTATCCGCATCAACGCAGTGTAGTTGATGAATACCGAACAGGTATTCGGCGGTTCTTTCTTGCGTGGCATCGTCGCGCAGGCAAAGACGTGTTCGGACTGGACTTCGGACGCGAACGCTCGCAGGAACGCGTAGGCTCTTATTGGCATCTATTCCCGTTTCATGTTCAAGCAAGGCGCGCGATCTGGAAAGGCATTGATGCACGCACAGGTGAGCGCTTTATTGATCGCGCATTCCCTGAAGCTATGCGAGAGCATACCAATGATACGGAAATGTCTATTACGTTTAAGAACGGTAGCACTTGGCAAATGTTGGGTTCTGATAATTACGACAGACTTGTCGGCGCTAATCCCGCTGGCGTTTTGTTTTCTGAGTTTGCTCTATGTGATCCTGCGGCATGGGATTACATACGTCCTATCCTTGTAGAGAATAAAGGATGGGCAGGATTCATCACCACGTTCAGAGGTAGAAACCATGCATGGCGAATGTATACGGCGCTCAAGGATAATCCAAGTTGGTATGTGGATCTTAGGACTATCGTTGACACTTGCCGCAATGATGGATCTGCTATCGTTACGCCTGAAGATGTTGAAAAAGAAATTGCGGAAGGAATGAGCCGCAGTTTGGCGCAACAGGAATTTTACTGCGATCCAGATGCATCGAACATCGGAACGATATTCGCGCGTCAACACACACGATTGCTTTCGTTAGATCCAATCTTGTGGAAGCGTGATAACAGGATATTGCGCGTCGCATGGGGAATGAAAGAAGAGGGTATTGCCGCTATCGTTTATCAGGATGATTTTATAATCGGTGCAAGCACGTTCCTTGAACAGAACATTACCGATGCTGTGCAAATTATTACTAAGCGGTATTCACAGTCGCCTCTTGTTCATAGCGGAGTGAACTTAGATCCGTCGTTGTTCTCGGGATTAGATGGCGATGGAGTTATATCTATCCCAACGCCTAGCGCGCACATGCAAGATGGAAGAACAGCAGCATTACTGAATTTGTGCAAAGTGACATCAGCAGCACGCGAAGTGTTGGCAGACTTCTGCATGACTTACACGCCGTTTCGTGATGTGAACGACGACACACAGTTAGTTTATCCAGCGCTTTCAGAGGCGCTGATGGTTATGCAAAAGTCTATGCCCGCTCGCAAGGTGAACATTAAGCCTCTTAACTATAGCGCGTATGATCGCGGAGTAATCTAAATGAAAGCTGATGAAGAAACAAAGCTTGCGGGCGCACTTAAGCAAATGCTTATTCAGTGCGTAGGTTTTGAAGGCGATGAACTCGCAACGTCTCGTAAGGATGCTTACGATTACTATTTTCAGCGCTCGCGTAATGATGAAGTTGTTGGTCGCAGTTCGATTGTTACCGGCGATCTCAGCTCTATGGTTGAAGGCAATCTTGCGCTCATGGTGGAGCCGCTGCTTGATAAGCGTATTGCAGAGTTTTGCGCCTACGACGAACAGGATGAAGAACAAGCCAATCTTGAGTCAGACTGTGTGCAGGTAATGCTATTCAAGCGGCAGAATGGTTTCATTGAACTTACAAGTGCCATTAAAGACGCGTTGCTTGTACGTAACTCGGTTGTAAAAATCTACATTGATAAACGCGAGCATAAAAAGAAAATTCGTCGTGAGAATGTGGAACCTGAGATAGTTACTGAGTTGCTCGATTCAATCGGCGAAGTTGCTGTACATTCTTACGATCCTGAAAGTAAAAAGCTTTCTGCAACGCTCACTAAGACAACGCGAAAATTCCGTGTTGAAGCGCTTGCACCTGAAAACTTTCTTTATCCGAAGGATTGGCACAGACAAGACTTGGAAGATATCCCGTTTTGCGCAGAGCGCCATGTGGAGCCGCGTAGCACACTCATTGAACGCGGGTTTCCGAAAGCCAAGGTGAATATGCTTCGGCGCTGGAATAACCCGTATCAAGCTGCATCAGATGCGCGATTGCCGCGTGCTATGTCCCCCAATAGTACGCCAATCGACAAGACGCAAGAACTTGTAGAATGGTACGAGTCCTATGTGAAAATGGATGACGGCGATGGAGCGAGCGAATTGCATCGTGTGTGTTTCAGCGATCAATTTATATTAGAGGATGAACCCGCAGACTTGATTTGCTACTCAACAGGTGTCGCGATTATCAATCCTCATGTGTTTATGGGGATTTCGTTGTTCGATAAGCTTAAGTGGGTTCAGGATTCAACAACTGCGCTAACACGCGCGTTGATGGATAACCTCAACGCTACTAACAAGAATCGTACAGCGCACTTAGCAGGCGTTGTTGATGATGCAGCACTCACAGACGGGCGCGTTAATGGCAGCATTCCGGTAGACGCATCGCAAACTCAAGATGTGCGCGCGGCCATCATGGCATTCGGTGTTCCCGACACTTCTGCAAACATTCTCGCGAATCTCGGGCACTTTCAGAGCGTGCGTTCTGAATCTGGCGGAGCGGCGCTTGATCTCGCTACCGGTCAAATGCAATTGAACGACCGCGTTGGCTCGCAGGGATTAGACCGCGCTTATAGTGTCATGGAATCGCTAGCGCTGTTTATGACTCGCATCATCGCGAATACTCTTGTGCGTACTATGTATATGGTTGCGCATGAAACGCTTCGAACACAATGGAAAGAACCCATAATGTTCAAGCGTGGCAACAAATGGGTTAAGACGAACCCCGCTGAATGGAAAGTACGTGAAGCTGTTGAGGTGAATCTAGGCAAGCCTGCGAATGACCGCGCACGCGAAAGTAATGTGCTGTCGCAGTTGCTAGACCGTCAAGCGTTCCTTGCATCTGCGGGTATGGAGGAAATTTTGGTAGACGTAACAACGTATAGCGCTGCATTGAATGCATGGCTTCGCGTCAACGATATCGAAAACCCTGAGAAGTACTCTATCGACCCGCGAAGCGATAAGGCTATTGAAGCAATGAAACGCAAGGCGCAGTCGCAAGCACAGCAATCGCAGAAGCAAGACGCAATGCTGCAACAGGCTGTCGCACTCGAACAGGTAAGAGCGGCGCTTGATAAGTACCGCATTGATGTTGAAACACAGTTCAACTATTACAAGGAAGTATTGAACGCGCAAATTGAAGAGGCGAAGATTACCTCTAGCGCGGTTGTTGATCTGCGCAAGGCATTGCTAACCAGTCGTCAAGCAAGTGAGAGCGCAAATGAATCAGGAAGAAAGGGCGAGAGCGGCGAAAGCGCTGGACGCGAACCCGCTGCTAAGTGAATGTTTTGATAAAACAATCGCAAACTGTTTTACAGCATGGCAGGCGTCGAAATCGCCTGATGAACGGGAAACGCTTTGGGCAAGAGTTAAAGCAATTCAACTAGTGAGGAATGAAATTTATGCAGCCGTCAAATCAGCGCTCCGAGATGGGCGAAACGAATCAGCCGATACCTAGCGGTAACGGCTCTGGTACTACTCCTAACGGCAAGGCAGCAGTAGTGCCGAATAATACTCAGCAACAGCAGACGGAAGAACCGCGCCGTCTGTCACTTGCTGAGTTGTTTGCAGAGGATGGAGACGATAACGATAGTGAAACCGGTGTCGTCAATGATCCGTCATTACCTCCTGATAGTATGGAGGGGTTAAGTAAGCGGCTAGGGTTCAAGCCCGAACAAATCTACAACGTGAAAATTCCGTTGGCCGATGGCGCGGAGCCGATGACCATTGGACAATTGAAAGATCGCGTTGGTGAGCTTGTAGACTTGGAGACGCGCGAAACGCAATTCGAGCAACGCCGTATGGCATCTGAAGGCGAGTTGCTACGTTCGCAAGCGGAAATCCGTGAACTTCTCGCGATGGTTCCGAAGGAACACATTAAGCCTGAGACGGTT